GCCGACGTGACAATCCCTATTGAGTCACGCGTCGTTATTAATGCCACCGCCGGGCAGACTTTCGCAGTGCAGATCATGCGCGACAGCGCGGGGTCGAACTTCGGCGGGATTTATCCTCAGGCGGCCACGGATACCTCGTGGGGCACGGCGCCGTCGGGCCTTCTCGTCATCTCTCGTATGGAGCCGGTATAATGTCCAGCGCATTTAGTAAACGCATGCAGAAAACCGCGACGCGCCTTTTAGGTAAGTACGGCAGCGCCGTTAACCTGATTCGCGCCGGGTCTAAAGTGTGGGACCCGGATGAAGGCGAATATGTTGAATCGCCGCCGACCACGATTCCGCTAACCTCGGTCCCTGTACCGGTTAACGTGGCGCTGGTGAACGGAACTACCATACAAGCCGGCGATATGATTGTTAAAGCCGATCATAGCGTGCTGCCGACCATGGAAGATAAGGTGTCGTTTAACGGGGCCGAGTGGTCCATCGTAGCCATTGAAACGAAGATGGTAAACGACGATGTGATCGCCTGGTTTATCCAGGTGCGCAAATAATGGGAACCTTCGCGCTTGACGTCCGGGCATTCGTCGAAAAGACGAAGAAGAATAACGAAACCGTTATGCGCCAGGTGTCGCTAAAGCTGTTCTCTGCAATAATCAAGGCCAGTCCGGTAGACACTGGCCGCTTTCGTATGAACTGGCAGGCGGCATCAGGTGGTAATCTCGCCGTTGGCGTGAAAAATGGGGTCGATCCTTCCGGGTCTAAAGCCGTTTTTCAGATGACCAGCGTCGTCGCCCGGGATCCTAACTGGTATGAATTCACCCTGGCAAATAACCTACCCTATGCCAACGTTATAGAATACGGCGGCTACCCGGGGGACGGACCAAATACGGTTGGTGGATTCTCAAAGCAAGCGCCGCAAGGCGTTGTGCGCGTTAATGTGCTACGATTCCAGCAACTGATAGATCAAGAAGCCGCGAAGGTGCGATAATGGGTTACTTTGAGGATTTAACGAAAGCGTTCGACATCGCATTGAAGGCCTTCGGCACGACCAACAATATCGCCGTTGCGCTGGAGAATATCGACGCGCCGACGTCCACCGATACGCCGTATCTGGCGAGCTACATGCTGCTGGCCGATACGGAGCAGGCGGACCTGTTCTGGACGGAACAACGCGCCGGCGTGTATCAGGTCGATATTAACTACGCGCAGGCGAAAGGTAGCGCGCCGATCAATAAAATGGCAGACTTATTGAATGTGGCGTTTAAAGCGGGATCTGCGGTGTCGCGCAACGCAATTTGCGCCGAGGTGCAATCGGTGAGCCTGGGGCCTCTGATAGTGCAAAACGGATGGGCCACTCGCCCTTTATCCATTAATTTCATAGCATTTACTGCGAGGTTATAAAAATGGTACAGCCATATAAGGGCGCGCTTACCGCACAGTTTTACGTTGCGGAGACAACGCCAGGAACTACACCGACCAGCCCGGTATGGTCGCCGCTGCGCAACACCGGCGGTGTGCCCGCGGTAACCCGCGATGCGCTGACATCCAACGAGCTCGACGGCAGCCGGGAAACATCCTTCATCCGCACCGGGAATAAACAGGTCTCCGGCGAATACGCGATCGAACTGAGTTCACGTAGCCAGGATGATTTTCTCGCGGGCGCGATGACGTCTTCCTGGGTGGCCGGCGTAACCGGCACCGCAGTAGACGTCGCTGTAGACGCTGGGGCTAAGACTTTTACTCGTTCGGCGGGGGACTTTCTCACCGACGGCGTAGAAGTCGGCGATCTCATTCGCTTCGCGGACCTGCCGGGTAATAATGGGCTGCCGTTCATTGTCACCGCGGTAACGTCTACCGTAGTAACTGGCGCGGCTATCCAGTACCCGCTGACCACTGCAGCCGCAGCGGAGACCGATTACGCCACCGGCGACAAGCTGGAAACCGGTAACCTGTGTAAGACCTTCTCGATCCTTACCTGGTTCAAAGGCCAGTGCGGTAACCCGGACAGCTTCGTTATCACCCGCGGCGTAGAGATTTCCGGCTTCACTATTGAGCAGGCTGTAAATGCCATGGTTACAGGCTCTTTCCCCTTCATCGGTATGACTCAGGAGATCCTTGCCGCGCCGCCGGCCGGTTCGGACTTCTCACAGATCACCTTTGACGCGGAGCCATTCTCATCGGTCGATGTATCCGTGTTCGATGGTATTCAGCCGCTTAAGTGCGATACGCTGACCTTTACCAACGATAATGGCGCATCGGCGCAATTCGAGCTGGGGAATAACAGCGTGGCGTTTGTTGAGCGCGGCCGCGCGGTCAACACCTTCTCCATCGCCGGTAAACTTTACGACATGGCGATGATCCAGAAATTCATTAACGAGACGCAGGTCGAAATTAATTCGATTCTGTCCGGTGTGAAGGGCGCAATGTCTATCTCGATGAAGCGCGCCGAGCTAACGGCAGTAACGCCGGAGATTGGCGGCGCAGAGTCGGTGACGCAGAGCATTGAAGGTCAAGCGACGGGCAATAGCCTGCAATCGTCTATCGTCATTCAGCGCCTTGTATACGCATAAAATAAAGGCCCCGAAAGGGGCCTTTATTACTAATCGACCAGCACATGAATGAAGGAAAATATCACATAAATTAAAACTGCAAGTAAAATACCAAAGATTATAAAATCTTTAGGACCTGGTAGATTGCCCACGTTTCGCCCTCTCTTCTGTCAGTTTAACGATTTCGCTTTTTACTTCCGGTTTCGCCGTCGCCAGAATCTGGCGCAGCAATTCGACCTGTTCGCTTGACCGCGTGGCATAGCGCACCACGAAGAACAGCACGGCCAGGTTTAGACCCATCGCCAGAATTGCTATAATGAATTGCGTCATGATATATTCCTCTTTGAAAGTTCTACATGTATATAAACATATCGCAACCAACAAATCAACCATAGCGGGTTAAAAATGAAGCTGAAAGATTTCTACTTTGCCGACAAACACGAAGCCGGATCGCGTATGCCAATCATGCTGCCGAATGGTGAGGACTCCGGCGAATGGCTGCAGGTACGCGGGCCGGACTGCGACGCCTCGATCGAAGCCGGACGCGCATACACGGCAGCTGTGCGGGCCGTTGACGCTTCGCTGGAAGAGCTGGAAGCGGCCTGTAAAGCGAAAGACAATTACACCGAATGGAACGAGAAGCGAAATATCCAGGTGGAGAGCCTTAATCGTGATCTCGCGGTTGAACTGGTTACCGGCTGGTCGTTTGATGAAGAGTTTAGCCGCGAGGGCTTGGCGGAATTGTTGCGCCAGTATCGCGGCCTCGCGCCGCAGGTGGCCGCTTTCCACACCAAGATCCGGGAAGAACTGAACGCAAAGTAAAAGCGCTGTGTGATTTTGCGACCTGGCAATTCGTAACACGGCAGCGCCGGCAGGAGTTCGACCAGATATCGGCAGGGCATGAGGCCGCGCTGATATCAATGGGGATCATATCCGGCGCGCAGCGCGAAGAATTAAAGGGGCCAGAGTGCCCCTTAATTTTTGCTGGAGTGTTCGAGAAATACCGGGAACTAAAATTCATACAGCGCGAAACTAATGATACTATGATGATATACCCGCGAGAAATGCTTAAGTGGTCCGATATCGTCGACTACAAGGCGATAACCGGGCAGCGGATCAGCATTATGGAGGCGGATTTGATTATGCGTATTGACGCCATTTTTGAGGGCAGACACGATGGCTGACACAGCGTCACTAGTTGCAAGGGTGAAGACAGAAGGTGCGGACGCCGGGGCGAAACAGCTTGATCAGTTTGCCTCCTCCGCCGACCGTGCCGACGCGTCGGTTAACCGGCTGACGCCGGACGTCGTTAAGGTAAACACCGCCACCCAAAAAGCCGCTAACGATGGCTTTGCCAAGTTCCGCAACGCCGCCGGGCAGGTCGGTTTCCAGGTCCAGGATATGGTCGTGCAGCTGCAGAGCGGTACGTCAGCCTTCGTTGCCATCGGACAGCAGGGTAGCCAGCTTGCCGGTGCATTCGGCCCTGGCGGCGCGGTGCTGGGTGCCGTTATCGCCCTGGCTTCTGCCGTTGGTGGCGTATTGTACAAGGCATTTACTGACACTGGCGCCAGCGCTAAAGACCTGGAGAAAGGCGCGAGCGAGCTTTCCAAGTCGTTCCAGACCGCCAAAGATGGCACGATCGAGTTTTCCGACGCGCTGGTGCAACTTAGCCAGAACGGCGACGCCGCATACGGCAGCATGGTTAAGCTGATCGGCCTGCAGGCGGCGCAGCAAATCGAGCGGGCCACGACGGCGATCCGCGAGCAGGGAAAAGAACTACTTGGTAACAGCGTCGCCGCGCAGACCAATATCGCCACCCTGGACGATATGATCGCGCGTAACATGAATGTCGGCGATACACTGTCCAATATAAACGTGCTCGCCGATGCGAACAGCGCGAAATACGGTAACCTTGCCGCGGCGGTGAATGAGCTGGCGTCAACATACGGCGTAAGCACTAAAGCCATCTCTGACATGCTGGTAGCACAGCGCCAGTTTAACGCAGAACCGTCCGCCGAGAACGCGCAGAAGGTTGCCGATGCCACGGCCGCCGCAGCGGTAGCCGCCACGGAGAACAAGAAAGAACTGCTGGACCAGGCCACAGCTGCACAGCAGAACGCGAACGCACTGGCGACCGCGCAGAAACAGCAGGACCTGGTAACAGAGTCTCAGAAGAAAATGGGGGCCGCGACGAATGAAGCCACCCGACAAATACGAGACCAAAATGATGCGATAATCGCCGCGACTAAGATTCAGGGCATGGCCGAGCGGGACCGTTTTGCGGCCCAGGCTAAACTTGATAAAGAGGCTTTTGCCAAAAGACAAGGCGTAACTAAGGCCCAAATAGCTGAATTTAACAAAGCCCGTGACGCCGAGGCGGCCTATGAACTGAAAAAGTTCGATGAGAGAGAGGCTAAAAAAACAGCGGCGCAGGAAAAAGCTGCTGCCACCCGTGCCGCGGCTGCAGCGAAGCGTGAAGCTAACGCGAAAGCTACACAGGACAAAAACGCCCAATCTTTTTTAGACCAGATAGCTCGCACTAATTCGGACGAGATAAAGGAGATAGATGCAAAGGAACAGCAAAAATTAGAAAAGGCTAAACAATATCTGGAAGCGGGGAACATTACTCAAAAAGAGTATGAAGACGCGAAAACCGCGATAGTGCTCGAGGCCGGCGCAGCCCGCCAGAAAGAACTGGATAAGCGGCAGCAGGAAGCCGCCAGGAAACAGGGCCAGCATGATCAATATATCGCCGACATCCAGGCGCTTAACGCGACAGAGCTGGAACTCATCGACGTACAGCAGAAAGCGAAAGAGGACAAAGCCAAAGAGTTTTACGATCGAGGGATCATTAGCGAGCAGGAGTATCAAAACGCGCTTTTGCAGATTGCGCAGCAGGCCGACGAGAAACGCCTGGACTCCTACTCGAAAACGTTAAGCGACACCACATCATCGCTTAAATCGGCTCTTGGGGAGGGCAACGCGCTGTATAAAGCAGCGGCCGTCACAGAGACGGTTATCAACACCTATAAGGCGGCTACGGCGGCTTATTCCGCTCTCGCCCCTATCCCTATCATCGGCCCGGCGCTGGGTGTTGCTGCCGCCGCTGCCGCCGTCGCTGCGGGTGCGGCAAACGTCGCGAAGATTCGATCGGCGCGTGAGCAGGGCGGCACACTGTCGGCCGGGCAGGCGTCAACTGTCGCTGAACGCGGCAAGCCGGAGGTGATTATGCCCGCCTCGGCGTCGCGCGTGCGCACCGCGCAGCAGATGCGCCAGATTATGGGTGAGAACGGCAGCAAGCAGAACAGTAGCGACAGTGTGGTAATCGTCAACCAGACTACCGGGCGTATTGACCAGGCCAGCACAGAACGCGATGATGAAGGGCGTTTGCGGGTGATAATCCGCGAAACGGTATCCGGGGACCTGCAGGATAGCAACTCGCAGATCTCGCTATCCCGCCGTAACACGCGCAACCAGCCAGGATTTTAAAGATGAGTGACTTACGATTTCCGGCCTCTCTGAGGCCGATAGTGAACCAGGGTTACTCGTTGACCCGCGGTAACAACATCTACCGCAACGATGTGCAAGGCGGCGCACCGCGCCAGGGACGCGACACGTTTTACGACGCGGTGCCGTTTAGCGTCGTGCTGGTTGTCTCATCCCTCGGCCGGCAGGCGTTCTATGCATTCCTGAACCAGATAGACGGCGGCGCCAATTCGTTCGTTATGACGCTGGACAGTGGCCTGGGTCTGCAGGACCACCAGGTCTGGATCACCAGCACAATCAGCGACACCACGCAGGACGGAAAGAATTGGGTTATCTCGTTCACGCTGACCGCTGAGCGCACACCCAACCAGGACAGCGATTGTCTTACCGCCAATCTGCCGGAACTCTTCGGCTGTTATGGCGATAGCCTTAACCGCTTCCTGGCGCAATATGCCTACGACCAGACCCACTTTCCGCGGATATGGGACCCAATGCAATGATTGAACATCGTTTTTGGTTTAGTTTCGCCCGGACCCGTCTTGATATTGAGACAGCCTACAGATTAGTTAAGCGGAGGGTTAGGCGATGAGCGAAGAATCTGTAATCGAAGCCTATAAGCGCAAGCTGGCCTCTAACCCGGAAGGCCAGATCGACTATGAAACCGTAGAGATAACGCACCCGCTGCTTTCGAAGCGGTATCTGATCGTCAAAGGGACCTCCCCATTAACGGCAACGCTGGAGACCGGGGAGACGGTGACGTTTGAGCCGTCGCCGATGAACGCGAATAATGCAGCGAACAGCAACAACCTCGACCAGCAGGCATCTTTCACGCTGCCGGATGTCGGTAACCAGCTGGACGACGAAATGCAGAATATTCCGCTGGACAACCAGGAGTGGCCCGTTTTCACATATCGCCGGTTTATCAGTACAGATTTATCCTATCCCTGCGACGGGCCGGTGACTTACGACCTGCAGTCTTTATCGCAGGAGAAGGGTGTTTTTACCGCCGACGTCGGCGTGCCACGGCTTAATGAGCGCGGCACAGGCCTTTTAGCGACGCCGACAGAGATCCCATTATTGCGCGGGGTCCTCGCATCGTGAACATAAACGACTACACTGGCACGCCATACAATTTCAGGACTTACCATTGCTGGCATCACGTCCGCCGCGTGCGTGCGGCGGCGGGGCTTGATACGCCGATCTTCGACGTGATTTCCCCGACTAAGATAGACGCGGCTTTTGACGCCGGGCATCGGGACCCGTCCGGGCTTTCCCGGGTAGATGTTCCGCAGAATTTCGATGCGGTGTTAATGGGCCGCCGTGTTGGGTCGCGCATTGTGTGGCACGCTGGGGTATACTTCGATGACATGGTTAGCCATTGCGAACTTGCGGCCCGCCAGGTGCGTTTAGAAGCGCTGGCGGATATTAGGGACCGTTACCAGGAAATTGAGTTTTGGCGATGAAAACACATTTAATCACGCGCGACGACAACGGCGAATTTCAGACTAAAAGCTTTTGGGCCTCGCCGATGCAGATCGTGTTGCAGCACATCCCGGACGGCGTCCCGTTCCGCGTATACATCGGCAGCATAGGCGAAGATAACGATGTGACCGAAGATTTCGACCGCCTCGAACTCAATGCCGAGTATTATGTCGTCGAATCGCCGGGCGGCGGCGCGGTGGGCGCCGTTTTCAGTTTCGTTGGGAAAATTCTTAATCCCATTCTGAAACTGTTAATGCCATCGCAAAAAACGTCGGTGTCGGCAGGGCTGTCCAACCAGCAGGCCGAGAGCCCAAATAACAGCTTAACGGACCGGACGAACAAGGCCCGCCCTTACGAGCGCACTTACGATATTTGCGGTACGGTGCAGAGCATTCCGGCGATCCTAATGAACAGCTATCAACTCTATAACAGCGCCGGCCAGGTTATCGAGTTTGGTTATTACGACGTCGGCCGCGGGCCTATGTCGACGCCGGCGAGCGGCATCACGGACGGAGACACACTGCTTTCGGAGATTACCGGGTCCTCGGCTGCCGTATACGCGCCGTACACTTCGCCGAACAGCGGCGACGCTCCGCAAACGTTGGTAGGCGACCCGATTACCGAACCGCTGTTCATCACCTACGTGTCGAATGAGATCGACGGCCAGACGTTAAAGGCCCCCAACGACCTTAACGCCAGTATTACCGGCGACGGCGGCACGATAGCGTCGCTTTCTGGCACCACGGGGACTATCACCGACGCTTCGGGTAACGCGGCCTTTAACGCATACCTGGAAGCCGGGGACACGGCACGGCTGGCTAACGTCACGCTGAATGACCCAGGCGGCCCGGATCCATACCTGGACGGCTATTACCCGGTTATTTCGGTTAGCGAGGTCGACATCGTTCTGGATGTCTCTGGTAACCTGTCAGCCTGGCAGGTGATCAGCCCGACGGTTAATCAGGTGAACGCCGCAGACCCGGCCGGGAATGCCGCCGAGATCGGCCCGGTAAACACCGTGGAAAAGAGTTTAACCGATTGGGTTTCTATCACCAGTCTGGAGTGCGAGCGTGTCCTGGTGAATATCAGCGCGGATAACGGCATGTACAAGGACAACGGCAGCAGTAGCAAAAAGCCGGCCAGCGTAACCGCCGAGGTACAATATCAGCTGCTTGATCAGAACAACACGCCATATGGCGATGTTTACGCGGTGCAGGGAACCGTATCGGGCAGGTCGTCAAACTCAACCGGCGTTAGCATTATCGCGGATCTGCCGTTTGCATCCCGCGTGCGTGTCCGGGCGCGCCGGGTGACGGATGTAGATTTCGACTTCGAGGGCCAGGTCGTCGACGAAATAAAATACGATGCGCTTTACGGCCAGGTGCAAGACCGATCGCATGATTACGGCAACCGAACAACCGTTCACACCGCCCGCAAACAGACGCCGCGCGCCACCTCGGTTAAATCACCGAAACTGGCGCTCATCGTTACCGAGAAACTTTACAAATATCTCGGCGGCGGGGTATTTGATACGGTGCTAACCGAAAATACCCAGGCCGTGCAATCTCTGATCCGGTTGATGCGTGATCCGGTGGTGGGAAACCTGAATCTCACCGCGGCGAACATGGATAAACTGATCGCCACGCAAGCCGAGGTCGAGGCATACTTCGGCACGCCGCTTGCCGGGCAATTCTGCTACACGTTCGACTCCTACGAGACGACGGCACAGGACATCATCACCACGATAGCCGAGGCCATTTTCTGTTCGGCGTCGCGCCGGGGGCACAGCATTTATCTTGACCTGGAACGCCCGCGGGCCGGGCCTGAAATGGTATTCACGCATCGCAGTAAAGCGCCGTCCGGCGAGAAGTGGACACGGCAGTTTAACGACCGCACAGCCTACGACTCGCTTAAATTCAGCTATATTGACCCGGACACCAACATTAAAGAAACCATTCAGATACCGGAGACTGGCGGCGTTAAAACGGACACCTACGACTCGAAGGGTATCCGCAATTATCAACAAGCCTTCTGGCACGCATGGCGCCGGTATCAGCGCAACAGGCTTAACCGTGTTGCCGTTGAGTTTACCGCGCTGGAGGAAGGCGCTCTCGCCGTACCAGGGCGGCCGATCAGTGTGGTTAAAGGGTCGCGCGTCGCGCCCTACGACGGATACGTTATCGCGGTCAATGGCCTTACTCTCACGCTTTCGCAACAGGTGGAATTTACCCCAGGTGATGACCACTCGATCATACTCAAAAAGCGCGACGGGTCAGTGCAGAGCGTAGGTGTTACGCCAGGCGCTAATGCGCAACAAGTGGTTATGCTTTCCGCGCCCGCAGAATCCATTTATACTGGTAACGACGCACTAAAGACCGAGTTTTCCTTCGGCAGCGATGCGCGGCACTCCGCGCAAATGATGTTAGTTAGTACCGTTACTCCAGGTAATAATCGCACCGTGGGGATTACCGGATACAATTATTCCGACGGGTACTACGAAAAAGATGGCGTGTCGCCGTTCGGGCTGGCGTTTAGTACCGGTTTTGATACTGGTTTTTCATAAGAGGATTCTGATATGTCAAGCGGATGCGGCGACGTCTTATCGCTGGAAGATCTGAAAACAGCCAAGAAGCACCAGATCTTCGAGGCCGAGGTTATCACAGGTAAAGCCGGAGGTGTAGCCGGTGGCCAGGATATTGATGCGGCTACCAACCCGGTTACAGGCCAAGTGCAGGAAACACTGCCGGCGGTCATGGAAGGCGTTACTGATGGCGTCAACTCCCAATTGGCGCAACAACAAGCGGAATTCGAAGCGCAACAACAAGCGCAGCGTAACCAATTTAACGATATGCTTACGGCTTCTGGATATTCATGGCTGCCGGATTACGTAGATGGCCCGGTGACGTTCACCAATAGAAGCCAAGTAACCGTATACAATGGAGTAGCGTACCGACTTGCTGCCAATACTGACGTTCCGTTTACGACAACCGGGAATGATTCTACTTCCTGGGCGAGCGATTCACTTCATCTTGTAGCTATCGGAGATAATGATATCCGACAGCAAGTGCAGTACCAGTTAGGCCAGTGGCTGCCATCTGTATCAGCTGTACTCAGTTCAACCGACACGTACTCATCCATTCGTGTTCGTGGATTTTATTCTCCTAATGATGGAGGGGAGGGTACATGGGTAGCTACCGGAAACACTGACGCATCAAAAGCAGGAACCCACCTTATCACTCAGGCGAAGATTTACAACGCCAACGGTGTCGAATATCAGCTGAAAGTGAATGTCGGAAGCGACGTTGATGCCCGAAGCAATGGTGCGGTATGTGTCACTGGCGGAGATAACTCCAGCCTCATTTCAGATGTAAGTGCGGCAAGCACCGCCTGCCTTGGGCAAGCCATTAACGGCATACTGTACACAATCAGCCCAACAGACACATATTCACTGTCTAACGATGACCTATTAGCGCCGGTAGTTGCTCAGAAAGTTTATATTAAAATAACCGGGGGCAGTTACCGAATCTCCAAGAAAGGTGCTAAATTCCGCAAGTTCGCCGATTACGATTGTGCGGGGTCGGTGATATACGTATATGCTGCTAACGAATATAAGCGCTCAGTTACAGGTGAGTGGCTTAATGGCTTCGAGCACTCGTATGAAGATATCGACGAAGTTTACGCGGCAATTGGGGAGCAGGAGTATTGGGGTGCGGTAGCTGCCGGGTATACCAAAATTTCTAATGCTAAAATTATTGGTGACCACAAAGTTTCTCTTTCAGAATCTGTATGTTCTGCTGGCTCGGCATTCTTCCTGATTAACCCGGAGTATGTCACCCTTGAGAATATCCACGCGCGCGGCTTCCAGCTTCCATTGGTTGCCCGCCCGGCAAACAGTGGGGTTATCAATTCCGGCCTGATTACAACCGACTTGCCAACATCTAGTGATGCTGGTGTTACTTTTGGTAACTTCTACGGGTTGTATTGCAAAAACGTTTTCCTCGATTGGGGTCGTGAAGGTTTGGCCCAAATTATGACTGACTGGTCCACATGGGAAGGAGGAAGCCTGTGTGATGGTGCTGCCTGGATTGAAGGACCAGATGCTAAACGACCAGACTACTTCCTGGTAGTCACTGGCGCTGGTTTCAGAATGTCTGGGGTGAACCTGACCGTTAGCCACACGCAGATTTCTGATGAAACAAAACGCCCAGGTAAGGGTGTAATTTACACCAACTGCCGTGGTCATTCTTTCACTAACAACTACCTGGAACACACCCCTAATCTCTTCGTTGTTAGTAAGCAGATGGGTGACCCAACCTATTCGAAGGCGCTGGGCCTTATCATTGATGGGATCGCACACCAGTACAAACCGGTTTCCTCATGGACGTATATCACTTTCGAGGATGGGTGTTTTGGACACTATGACGCAAACGGCAACTGGGTGTACCCAGAGTTATACAACGACAACAACTTCTCATATAACGGCATAAACTTTACGCGTATTGGTGCGCCTGTTCATGATGTAGGAGCTTTCCTGCATGGTGGATATGACTTTAAATATGGAACCTACGGGCTGTATGGCGGTGCAGCCGGGAGTGTGGATTTTGACCATCTAAGGGATTACAAAGAGACAAAAGAGTTTATCAGTCCGTATGGGTTACAGGTAAACTCGGGAACGTTGTATGTCCCAATGCACTCACCTGCATACAGGTCTAATATCTGTATCTGGTACAAAGACTTAACGGGGAGCTTTGACCCGGTAAATTTTGTTATCTGGCAATCAATTGCAGGGCTGGAAACTCCGTCAGTTGACGGGAACCTGGTGATGTCGCGCGGAGAAGGCTGTATCGACTTCGGTAACGGCTATAAGCTGGCGATTATCCCGAACGTCAAGTGGAACGCGAACGACGGCGTAGGCACGTTCACGCCACAGCAGAACCTGGTTATTACGGTTGCATCTGGTAAGCCGATCGTACTGAAAGCTATTCAGGCTTTTACTGGCGGTGTACCTGTATTCCCTACAGGTTTATCCTATAAGCCGGAATCTGGTATGGCTGGCGTATTCGGTAACTACACTAATGGCTACATCAAGTCTCCGGGTGGTGGGTTGTTTAAACCAGGTGACATCGTTTATCCGTGGATATCAGTCGATAAACACTCCAATGACTACAAGTACAATGCGACCCTGGGCGCGACAGGAAATCCGATTCCGCAAATCGTCACCAGTGGGATGACATTAGGTAGCCAGTATCAGCAGACATTTAATGTGACAGTGGACTCTGTTGATTCAACTAACAGTCGCACTACGATTACTGTTCCATCAGGCAGCCTTCCGTATATCGCAATGGGGATCCCTGCCTATGTGGCGTCTGGCTCTTCCACGTCATATACAGGTGCTACCCGCGTATATGCGCGAGTGATGAATAGCAATGGAACCGCGACTAACAAGTATGTGCTCGATGCGGTAGTGGGGGCTGCCGGGGATACGCTGGTTATAAACCAAAGTTTATTACCGGCATACAGCACCAAAGGCGATGTGAACTTTAACAACGTATCGGCCAGTACGCTCACCGCTACAGGGATGGTGACTGCCGGAGGTTTGACGCTCACCGGGACAGCAACAACGCGCGGTGTACAGCCTGCTGCGGCAGCTACCTATAATCTTGGTACAGCAGCGTTACCATGGAACAATATCTATACGCAGAATGCTGTTACTGTTGTATCTGACAGGAGACATAAGCCTGTTCAGGAAAGTATTCCTGATAACATCCTGGATATATGGGGCACTATCAGCATCAAGCGGTATAAGTACGATTGGGCCGTTGCTGGGAAAGGGGAAGAGGCTGCACGGTGGCATGTAGGATATATTGCCCAGGATATCCTTGAAGCATTTGAAGCTGCTGGTGAAGATGCTACTGAGTGGGGGTTAATTGTACATGTTTACCAGGAAGCACAGGACGCTATTGTTGAATCATGGGATGCTGTTTATGTGACCGTACCAGCTGAATATGATGCGGATGGAAATGTAGTAACTCCGGAAACGCAAGTTCTTGTTAAAGAAGCCGGTTACGGGGTTATCCAGGAGGCAACTGAAGCCGTCGACCAGTGGAGACTAGTGATGGATGAGTGTAATGCTATGGAAACTGCATATCAACGTAGACGTCTGGACAGGATTGAAGCCACTATCTCAGGAAGTGAGTGATAATAAAAAAGGGCCGAAAGGCCCTTTTATCATTTTAATTACTCCTTAAATCCTCTACCGCAAAACCCTCCATTTTCCCACTTTCGTTCATTTTCGTTCCATCTCACGTGTATGGGGCCAGGAGGGCCTCCCCACCCACCATCAATTAGCCACTTCCCTTTCTGGTTTTCAGGTCTTGATAGAAATTCACCAACAGAGCAATGCCTGGCGCGGTCTGATCCATCGTCAAGCGGATCTCCTTTTTCTCGCCAGATGCAGACAAAGCCGAAACCACCGCCATCCTCCGCGGCTAATCCTTTTCCGATTTGGTCTTCAATAGTCATTTTGCGCCACCATCGATACACCCTTTAAAACCATACGCCACGACGTCGGCGCGTTTCAGCGACGGGTTACTGTAGATCGTAACGGCGATCCGCGTCATGCCGGCTTTAATGGCGGGGGTCATATCGCTGCCGTTGATGATGCTGGTCACGTTTTCCAGCGAGTCGCCACGGTTCCTGGCGTCGACAATAACGCCGCCCATTTCGGCCAGCTCCTGGCACATTTCAACCGGAGTGACGGCAGCGGCGGATCCGACATACGAGCAGCCCAGGACGGCGGCCAGCGTGATTGCGATTGCAGTAATACGTTTCATTGTGTTTGCTCCTGAAAGTCTTCATTAGGTAGGGCGTCGTGCTTCGTCGGTAGCCTCGGTTCGATGTCATTGGTAAGCGTTCTGCCTTGCGGCGAGTGTCCAATGTTCGGCCTCACGGTTGGGAATCCTGACACTTCGATCAAGCCCCTGCGTTGCTCCTCTCCGGCTGCATCCTGCCGCCGCCCTATGAACTAACTATAATATGACTCCGCTAATGTTGCAACCAACATTTATAGATATTTTGCGATATCCGCAATCGAGCACTGGACGATGCGCGCGCCGTCGGGGTTAGGCCTGCGGCCGAAGATAATGATCTGCGAATCGCGGTTATTCTTCGTCGCCGCGCGCTCGCCGGTCCTGGCGTGAATAAACTGGATGCGCTCGGTCAGCTGAATGATGGTGTTCGCCTCCCGGCGCGCTATATCCATCCACTGCGTAGCGACGGCCAGGTGCAGGAGCAACACCGTTTTACGGTACAGCGCGGCGTGCTGGAACCACGGCAGCGGCTTCGAATAAGGCGGGTTACACCATTTCCATGCTGCGGGCCACTCAACGCCCAGGGCGCTATTCTGTTCGGTGTAGTACCGCGCGCAAAGGGCGTTGTGATCTGCTGCCGCCATGTCATAGCGGAAATTAAACCGCTCATTCAGCGGCTCGAATATCTCCGGAGGTGAGCGCCAGCAGTCCTTGTCCTCCGGCGCCGTGGTTGATTTATCCGTCATGATTAAGCCTCTTTTCCGCCCGCTTTTTTATCTCTTTAAACCGCGCTATTTCCTCTGTAACGGTAGATTCTATTTCCTTAAAAGTTTCATATGCACATATCGCATCAGGGCTACGAGATCCTTGCTCATAAAAAAGCACATGATCGGTACGGTACGCGTCGAGAAGGGCGAGCCTGTCAGAAATAGCACAATCAGCCATATGCAATAAGGTGGCGTAATAATTCATTTATTTTTTCCGCTTCATGTAGTCCATAAGCACCGATTGCACCGACGCCTTGTCACCGCGGCGGGCGACCATCACCTCGTCCAGCGTGTCCTTTGCCTGGATGAGATAGATGAACACCGGCCGCGGGTGCCCGGCCTGGTGCTGGCGCACTGGTCCGATACGCTCGACGACCTGCGCATAATGCTCATAATTCCAGGTGTCGCTAAAGAATGCCAGGTGACAGCCGCCGTCCTGCAGGTTAAGCCCGTGACCGGCCGATGCCGGGTGAACCAGCAACACGTCGATCTTGCCGGCGTTCCAGCGGTCGATCTGCTTATTACCGGCAGCACCTTTTTTCAGGTCCTCGGCAAACGGGAACCGCTTTTTGATGCGCGCCAGGTCGTGCCGGTACTGGTAGGCCACCAGAAGCGGGGCGCCGGCCAGTTCATCAATAATGGAGTCCAGCGCGTCCAGTTTCGCGTCGTGGATTTTCTCCCACTCGGTAGACCGCTCGCCATCTTCATTGGTGACGTATACCGCACCGCTGGCGATCTGCAGGCATTTAGAGGTTCGCGCTGCCGCGTTCGCCGCTTCCACCTCGCCGTTCTCCAGCTCCGCGAAAAGCTCCTTTTCCATCTGGTCATAAATCTTGCGGGCTTTCTTCGGCAGGTCTACCAGCACCGGAACCAGCACCGGCTCTTCGCAGCCGAAGAACTCGGCAGCGTCAACCGTCAACGAAATATCTTTCATCGCCCGGTGGATCTCACCATCGGCGCCCCGGCGCGGCCGGTAACCTTTAGCGGCGTGGTGGTCGCCTTTTGACTCGGTGATGAACCAGCGATCGGTAAATGCCGCGTAAGACGTCCCTAGGCGCTCGCCGGCATCGATAAACCAGTTTTGCCCCCACAGGTCCTTTAACCCGTTAGGCGACGGCGTACCGGTAAGATTGATGAAGCGCTTAACGCGGCCCCATGCTACCCGGCTTAGAGCCTTCGCACGTTTGCTGCCGCCGCTCTTCGACCGGTAAGATTTCAGCTTGGTTGATTCATCGGCAACGATAACGGTAAACGGCCAGTCGTCCGGGCCATAAAGCCCGGTCAACCACTCTATGCACTCGTAATTCAGGCATATGACGTTAAAATCTTCTTCCAGCGTGGCGACGCGGTGCGCGGCCGGGCCGGTGGCGTCACCGACGCGCAGGTTAGGGAATTGCCATTTCTCCTGTTCGGCCGGCCATGTGCCGGATGCGACACGCAGCGGCGCCAGGATAAGCACGCGGTCTTCACCGTCGACAAGATCGCCAGTCTGAAACAGGCGGTCCAGGGTCCACATTACCGAGCCTGTCTTCCCCGAGCCCATTGTGGCCCAGACATTACAGCGCGGATGGCGCAGCATGTGCCGCGTCATCGCCTTTTGATAGGGCCGGCGTTTGAACCGGCTCACGATACGCGCTCCACGATATCGGAATATTCCAGGATCATAACTGTCCCGCTTTCGAACTGGATAACGCGGATCTCCTGTTTCTGTGCATCAAGCGATCGGAAGGCATCGAAAACAGTTTCCAGAACATCGCCGACCTGCAGCACGTCGCCACGTTTGATTGCTCCCGCTAAAACTCTCATTCTGTCTCTTCCTGTACCGGGTTTCTCTTGATCCGCTGGCGCTCGCGTTCGGCTTCCCGGCGGCACTGTTTGCATACCGCGCGGAAACCGTCCACGCTGCGCCCGCTGTAACGGTGGAACTCGCTTAACGGCTTGCGCTTACGGCACGGGCCATTGCAACGCTTGGTAACGGCAGCAAGCGCCTCATCCGGGGCCGCCGACAGCGACCCGTATTTTTCTACCAGCTCCCGGCCGGCCTTTCTCAATTTAGGTTTAGGCATGATATGTCCTCCTTAGCAACCAACATACTAAACACTATAGCGCAATTCTGCAACCAATTCGTTTACCTGTTCCTCGCTGCCGACTGTGTAGACCAGTGCGCCGCGCTGGCGCATACGCTTGTGCTCGCGCGCCTGGTGCGGGTCAGGACCGGTGCGCTCGTCTTTCTTCACCTCCACGAACACCACCAGGCCGCCGGGCAGAATGACCAGCAGATCGGGGCACCCGTTGCGCCCCTCGTATCGAATTTTTCTCACCAGGCCCCCGAGTTTTTTAAACTCGGCCATTGCGTAAGCCTGTACTCTTCCCTCCGGTGTCATTATTTTTTATACCTCTTTCCTTCCCAGCCCTCGGCGCTCAAGGGGAAGTCTTTAGCCCATGCCGGCAGCACGCACATAAGGCGCTCCAGCTCTTTGACGGTGTACTCCGGCGTGTCGGGAACTTCGGTTAAAAGTTCATCATGCACGGACAGAATAATCTTATACCCGGCGGCCTCGACGCCGGGCATTGACCAGGCCAGCAGGTCACGACAAAGCGCCTGTACGATGTTTTCCGCCAGCTTGCCGCCATAGGTGTATTGCCACCCCCACTGGCGCGTCGTCTGGTTCTCCCCCTGGTATTTGATGCGGGTACGCGTGCGGATCTCGCCGGTGTCCTCGTCTTCCTCTTTCTCGACCGACAGGCCGATCCCCGGATATGACAGGATGCGACCAGACGGCAGCTCAACCTTAAGCCACCACCCGGGGTTTCCATTCTTCACGGTGCGGGTGAACTTAACGGCCTTGTCGCCATTCTCACGCACCCGGGCGCCGGCCCAAAACGAACGTCCAGGATTACGGATCGCGCTCAATGCTGCCGCTTCCAGCTCGGCCCAGAAGTTAACGATATTGGGGTTGGCCTCGCGGTACATGCGTTTCAATGCGTCGCAGGTCAGCCACACCTTTTTTGGCAGGTCATAGGATGGGCGTTCGGCCTTCTTGCCTTTCGGCGCGCGCTTGTTCTTCTCCTGAATGCGGGCGAACTCCCAGCCCCGGCGAGCCGCCTTCCAGATATGGTCGGGGAAAGTGCCGGCCAGGTCGTGCGCCAGCCTGTCGAGGTCGAGACCGAGGTTTTTGGCAAAGGTCAGGAATGCCGCCACGCCGCCGCCGTAACCAAGCCCGAGAATCATGGCCTTGGCGATCTGGCGCTGGTCCTTCGACACGTCGTCATACGACACGCAGAACACGGTGGCCGCGAGCGTCTTATACAGGTCCGTACCCGCCCGGAAAACATTAAGCGTCGCCTCTTCGCCGGAGATCCACGCCAGGCCGCGCCCTTCGACGTTCGAGTAGTCGGCAACAACCAGCTTGCATCCGGGCGCGGCAATAATGCATCCTCGAACAGTGGTCGCCGTTAGCTTGGCGATGTCGAAAGCCTTCGTGATGCGGTTGCGCTTAAGACAACGGATCCCATAATCAAGGTCTTCGCCTTCGTAATGCCCTCGCGCCAGGTTCTGCGGTTGGAATCCTTTGCCCGCCCAGCGTAAGGTGCGCTTGGCGCCGCCATACTGCAAACAGCCACGACGTCGGCCGTCTCTGGATAAGCCGCGCAGCAGCGGGTCGTACTTGGTGGAGGCGGTAGACGCAGCGCCGAGGCGCATTTCTATTAGCGCGCGGGCCGCGTCCGGCAGGTCTTCATCATCGAGTAAATCGCCCAGGGTCGCTTTCTGCGCGTTGGGTATCTCGAATGCTGGCGCCAGGTCGCGCAGGATAGGCAGGAAGTCCTTGCCGGTTAAGCTGCCGCCATATTTCGCCATTGCCTCGCGCTGCAGGTCCAGCTTGTGCTGCTTAACCGCGGCGACGGCGGACTCGGCCAGCGCTATGTCGACGTAAAAGCCGCGGTCGTTGATCGCCTGGTCAATGGCGAGTATCTCGTTTTCCTTCTCGGTGTCGCCCCACGTCGGCAGCGCGTAAAACACTTCGCGCATTGACGATATGTCGCTGCGGGCATATTTCAGAAAGCGGCGCCACTCTTCCGGATGCGTTTCGCGGGTGTAGCGGCGGATCTTGTAATTTTTCGGCGTAGGCTTACAGAATCGCTGTATCAGCGCTTTACCGGCTTTATCCTTGGCTAAGTCCTCGGATATCTCCAGAACGCGGCACAGCGCGTCCAGGGAGCCTGGGAGCGATAGCCTGTAGGCGCAGATCATCGTATCGATAATGTTTTTTACCGGGATCTCAATACCCCAGCAGTGACGCATTAGCAATCTATCGAATAAAAGGCCATTTTGCATAACAATCCGGCTTTTCGTATTCTGCTTGCATACTTCGCGCAGCGCCCGGCGCAATACCCGCGGCATCCGGGGATCTGCCGTTGCGTCCCACTCCATAACCGGACCGTCGTCGATAGCGAAGGTGGTTATCATAATTTCCGTGGATGGGTGCTCGGCGTAGGCATATGACCCGCATTTTTTGAGATCGCAGGCGCTGAATGTTTCGGTGTCGAGAAAAAGGTTATCGAACTTCATTCCAGATCCTCGTCGGTTGCCGTCATTGCTTTGCGGCGTGTGGCCTGTTCTTCGGCGTCTACAATTCGCAGTTTTAGTTTTCGCTCAAGTTTACGGTACAGGTATTCACTGGCGGCAACGACGTCCAGCGGTTCGCCGACGGGGATCCGCGTCTCATGGGGGCGGTTTCGGTTGTGTTTATACATGGTTCACGCTCCGGATATGAAAAAGCCCGCTTTCGCGGGCCTTGATTTTAGCGGCGACGGCGGCGCGGTCGCTCTTCTTCTTCCTCGTCTTCGTCGTCCTCATCGCGAGAACGTCGACGGCGAGGTTTTTCGTCCTCTTCGTCATCGTCCTCATCACGGGAACGGCGGGACGGTTTCGGCTTGGACTTGCCGCGGCGTGGTGCGTCGTCCTCATCGTCGTCATCCAGGTCGTCGTCGTTGGCGCGCTCGCTGGAGCCACCACCGCCGAACGCTTCGCCATCTTCGACGAATTTTACGCCGAGCCAGTTACAGCGCAGGCCTTTGCCTTTGTCGTTATTCTGGCCCCACAATTCGATCGACACATTGGCGTAGCAGCCGCCGTATGGGACTTTACCTTCCAGGTCGTTCCCTTCGAGGTCTTCTTCACCATCGCGTGTTTCTTCGCCCAGGTCAGTTAAGATGCGGGGCTGCTTATACGACTTGGCACGGATCCAGATTTTGTGCTCGTAGTTTTCATCTTCCGTGTCGCGCTCGTCGCCGTCTTTGATGGCGCAATCTTTGGAGATATTGCCATCAAGGCCGCTTTCGCGTTTAAGCCATTTCTCGGCAGCCTTTTCCGATTTAAGCGCTTCGGTCATTACCGCCAATGCCGCTTCGTCCAGCTTGGCAATATTTTTGTGGTCGTCCTTGTCAACCAGAATTTCGACGCGATAAGCATCCTTTTCGCCGTCATTCTGCGCTTTCGCTTTCTCGGTGCCGTAGAACCATGCGATGCGTACATTTTTCAGATTTACCTTGATTCCCATTTTTCGTTTCTCACTTTTTGCGATTCTCCCGGAAACCGCCGGGCCGGTATGAATACGTTAATTTAGTTGGTTGCAGATGTCAAACTTTTACGCCGGTTATTTTCGTAATAAAGGCCTCGTACTTATCCGGCCAGCCCCATTCGCCGATAGCGGCCAGGCGTTCCTCGCTAATCAAAGGCTGAATTAGCATGATGACCAGCGCCAGCAAAACGATAGGCCCTATCGCCAGGCTATGCACTGCCCACGCGAGCACAAGGCCGATAAACTTAAACAGTCTAATAATCATGATAAATCCTCATCGGAGACCTGTTTCCACTCGGCGCGCGGGTCGTCCGCTGCCGCTATTGTTGGCTTGCCTGGGGCGCGCTCGATCAGCTTTTCAAGGCGTCGCCAGATACGCGGCTTCTCGGTCTTAAAGACTTTCTCCGCGTCGGTAGGCGAGATTAGAGACTCTTTAAACATCATATCGCGCTTGATTCGGGCTCCCTCCAGCATTTCGGTAACCTTCTCGGCGTCGGACCATTTGCGATTACCCTCGTTACCGGTAACCAGCTTATAGCCGGGCACCGCAACGCCGGACAGCAGCGCCGCGTGCATAGCCTTTTCGATGGTGGCGATGTGCTGGCGCAACTCCGGCAGCTTTTCATAGGCCGCTTTCAGCTCTTCCGGCGTCATTTCGTGATTGTCGTCGCCCAGGTCGGCATCGGTTGCCGTAGTGCCGCCAGTTTGGATAGCGGCCTTCGCCCGGGCGTTGCATTTCTCATTGAACCGGCACCACTGGCACGCGTCGGCCGAGGGCTTGAAATGGCTGGCCTTAAGATTTTTCTTACCGCCGTAGTACACGTCCAGCGCCTCGATCGCGCGCTTGCTGGCGAACTTGCGGAAGATGTCCAGTCCATCCGGCGTGATGTCCCATTCTGACGGCCCGCCGCAATAAGGCTGGAATATCGCCAGGCGCACCAGCGTAATGTCATACAGCCTGCGCAGCTTCGCCAGGATAGCCAGCGCATACAGCATAAGCTGTTTGTTCTCCTTCGCGTCGACGGCGTGGCGCCCGGTTTTCAGGTCGCCTACCAGCAGCATAAAGGTCCCATCTGTACGCGGGATTACGGCAACCAGGTCCGCCGTGCCGAATGTTTTTACAGGGGTTACTACAGTATGGCCTCCGTTAAGTTCGCCAACGCCGACATAACCAGGATGCAGTAACTTAGTCAGCTCGGCCCGCATCTCGATCTTGACGTATTCCGCCGATGAGATAATTCCGAGTGCATAGTCGGTGTAGCGCTCGACCATGGTCACGAATTCATCGTTGATGAGTACCGCGCCAGCTGGCGGCTTGCCCGCCACCGCCTTAATAGGGCCTTTGCCTTCATTCAGGACGTATACGCCCTTGTAATGCGCTGCTGTTACGGTTGTCTCGCCTTTAATGTGCCGGTTTAAAAGGTCCTCTGATACCGCGTGCATCGCGGTACCGTTAATGGCCGCCTGGCCGCTTTCGTTCGGGATATCCTTCTCGCACAGCAGGGATGCAGAGCACCCCAGCCATTTTTTTGACCCGGACGGAGACAGCAAGGCGTGCTCATGATTGCTGCCGCTACTATTCGTCATCGCCAAAAACCTCGCTAAATCCGTAATTACATGAGTTATGGAAAACATCTTTTGCTTCGGCGGCGATCTCTTCGTCAGTTGCGTCGTTCTCAACCTCGAAATATTCGATAATTTCGCCGTTAACAAAAGGTGTTTCAATCACAACCTTAAACCTACGCATTATACGGTCTCCCAGGTTGCGACCAGTGACGCCGACGCATAGTCGCAGTGACGCGCAAACATCGACTGATCCTCAAAGACATAAAAATCAGGCTTAACCATGGTCACCTGCTTAATGCGGGCGGCCTGCGCGCCACGGTTACCCGGCGGAGGGCATTTGCCGAGGTATGCGCATTCTTTCATCTCGCCGTCGGTGCGCAGGAGCCAGAAGGCGATCACGTTGTCGCGGGAGTCGCGGCCTTTCATAAGGGTGTATTTCATTTCGGCAGCCCACATAAAGCGTTAAGTGTTTCAGGTGACAGTGCGATCGCTGCCGTCTGCGTTTTGGCCTGTGCCGGCAAGAATGGGAATGCTTCTGGCCACACTTCGCGCAGCTTCTCGGCGGTATTCACCGCCGCCAGGTTGGACCGCATGGTCGCGCGCCAGGATACGACTTCCGCGAATAAGTCCCGATACTCTGCATCCGCTTTCGCGATACGCGCCTGCAATGCCGGGTCGGCCTCGATCAGGACGCGCTCACGCGGGATAAAATAGCCAGCGTCCTCAAACTCCGCCAACTCATACAGCCACCAGCCGAAATATTCACAATCATGAAGCGCGCGACGCCCGATCCCTGGCTGATAGTGGCGGTCGAACCCGTCCAGCATTCGACAATGGACCTCGCCGCCTACGGCAAAGTCTATGGTGTAAGAGTGATAATTGTCCTTGTCCACTTCGCAAACCGCGGCATAGACACTTACAAAATTATTGTCGACCGCCGCACCCTTGCGCTTAATCATTTCACGCAGGCCGCGGATCTCGAGGTCGGTTGTCTTCTCGGCAGCGAGGCACAGCAGGCGCGCGGTCTTCACGATGTCGCGGCGTTCTTCCATGCACGCGATGGCGCGCAGGCCGAGAGGGGCTTGTTTCAGCAAGTTAGTGATCAGCTGGTTTTTAATTTCTTTGGTAAGGCGCATAACGGTTTACTCCTGGTTAAAAGCCCCGGCGCACCGGGGCAGATCGGTTATTCAGCGTCGTAGAATTCTTCGATCAGCTCTTTAAGCGCATCGTGGAATTCGTCCACCTGGTCGTCGTCCAGCTCTTTGACGTTCTTAACTTCGAAGTCTTCCAGCAGGTCGTCGAACTTATCCACCAGCGCGTCGGCGTCGTCATCGTCCAGGCCGTCGCCTTCTACGGCAGCTTTTGCCATTTCGCCGATCGCAGCGCGCTTGTCGGTGCCTTTCTTGCCGCGGGTGGTTTTGGCCGGCGCTTCGGTTTTGCCACCACGTTTTTTGGTGGTAGTCTTCTCTTCCGGCTCGTCGTCTTCCGGTTCTTCTTTCGAGGACGACGCCTTACGGGTGCGGGTGGCTTTGGCCGGCGCGCTGCCGTTCTGTGCTTCGCTATCCTTGGCGAGCTTATCCAAAGCGGAGGCACCGCCACTGGAGCCAGCACCGGTTACCGGGCGGCTGTTAGTGGCGATCAGCTCATGGGCAATAACAAAGCGCTCCAGCAGTGCGTAAAATTTCTCGATCATGGTAAATCCTCACTTAGTTAAGTTGGTTGCGTTTCGGCGATGTAATAATATGTCCAGATAAATCGGGATTGCAAGCTATTTTTCAAATTAAATCGCAGCACCTGTAAAATCAATGACTTAGTGCTAATCACCAGAGAGTGCTTGATTATGTGCGGTTAGATACTATAGTATTGCAGACGTCAACCTATCTATTAAGAGGATTCCTATAATGGCAACAGCACGCCGTAACCCTTTCCAGCTCCGCGTTAATGCGCGGATGAAACAACTTGGCCTGCGTCAGACGGATGTCGTAATGCGCGGGGGTCTCTCGCAGTCGGCTTTATCATTTGTGCAGAATGGGCGGACTAAAAGTTTAGGTATGGAACAGATTTTTCGCCTGGCGGACGCGCTGGAGTGCGATGCTCGCTGGCTGGCGCTTGGGGAAGGCACCCCGGATAAAAAATAAGCCTCATCCAAAACGGAGAGGCTTTACCAGAAGCGCGTCATAAATACCAGGAGTAAATATAAACAATGCCACGGTTAAAATCAAAAATATCCTATTCTCTCGGCCGGCATAAAACCGACAATCGCCCGAAGGCTTTCGAATCCTCCTGGGATGATTTTATCGACGACCTGCTGGAGATCGGCGCCGACCCTGTGCTGGGAGTTTCCATTGACGGCAGCGAGACCGAAGATCGTTATGAAGAAAAGAAAGGCCGGTTGCCGTATGTCGCCGCGGAGTTTGAGCGCAACAAGCGCAATAACAACAACGTCATTTCACGGTCCCTGCTGTTTATCGACATAGACAAGGTATCCAGCAAAGAGATCCGCCGGGTGCGTCGCGCGCTGGAGGATGGCGGATACACGTTCTTCGCGTACTCCACCTGCGGCGACCGGCACGACCTGAAAGGCGGCATTAAGTCGCGCTCCTGGCGTTTCCTCATCCCGACAGATCGGCCGATGCTGGCGGATGAGATCTGGCCGTGCCAGCACAAATTCATCGATATGCTCGGGCTCACCGGCGCGAAAGGGATGGACGAAACTGCATTCCAGCGCGCCCGTCTTATGTTCGCCCCGCACATTGAGGCCGAGACCATCGACCACCGCGCCGCGCCGGCCAGCGTCCGCCGTATCCTGCGCCACCGGTTCGACGTGCCGGACGAATCGGGCTCAACCAACTGGACCGACGAAGCGCTGGAGAACGCCAGCGAGAACAGCCAGGCAATCGCCGCGTGGTGCTGGGAAATGGGCCTCGAACCGTTGTCCTCTGGTCGTGGCTTCGCCATCCAATGCCCGAACCACTACCAGCACAGCGACAACGACGGAACCGACGGCAGCACGGCGATCATGATGCCAGACGCCCTTCACCCCGAGGTGCGCTTCGCGTGCCAGCATGACCACTGCAGGAAGCACAACACGCACCAGCACATGCTGCTGCGCCTTTGCGGCGTGCCAGACCAGTATTTGCCGGAAGCGCACAATATCAGCAAAAAGCAGATCGCCGAACTGCTGCCGGATTTACCGGAAGAGGAGATCACCCACGTCTACGAGGCCGAGGTGATGGCGGCGCTCGACGGGCCCGCCGCCGGCCAATGCACCGACGAGGACCTGGACGACGACCCGGTTACCCTGTTCACCAAGCGTGACCCAATCATTGAGGGTCTGGTTAACTTCAAATCGACCTGGTACGCCGCCGGCGAGTCGAACATCGGTAAATCGTTCTTCGTGCTCGGCCAGATGGCGGCAATATCCGCCGGGATCCCGTTAGGCGGACGGCGAGTCGTGCGCGCCCACAATTTTTATTTCGATGCGGAAGGCGGCGAAACCAGCCTCCACCGTAAGCAGGCGCTGCAGAAAATGTATCAGGACGATCTGGACTGGCTGCATATTATCGACCTGCAGGATAAAGGGATCGACATTACCGACGCGCGGGGCGTGAAAGAGGTATGCAAGATTATCCGCGACGCCGCCGGCGATTCGCCCGTCGGCCTGGTGGCCTTCGACTCGCTTAACCAGACTGTCGCCATGCGCAGCACCGCTAAAAAGCCGTTCGACGAGAACTCCCCAACCGATATGGGAGAGATCGTCCGCGCGCTGAAACAGATATCCGAGACTACCGGTGGCAGCGCCGGCGTTATCCACCACCCGGCGAAGTCCTCCTCGGGCCAGCGTACCGCCCGCGGCTCCGGCGCGCTGCATGGCGCTGTGGACTACGCCTTCTTCATCGAGCAGCCGGACGAGACTAAGCCGCACCAGATCAACCTCTATCACGAAAAAGCGCGTAACGGCATCAAACAGTCACCGCGCGGCTTCGTCCTGCTGAAATGTAAAATCGACGTCCCCCAGGCGCACGCCGACCGCGTCGACGCGTATCTGTCCACCGCCGCCGGCCCGGATTTTTCCGATCAGCTATCCGGCTGGACGCCGAAACCGCTGGAGATGTCGCCGCGCGACGAAACGTTGTACCTGGTGCCTGTCGCCCTGGCGCCGTTCGAATCGCCCGCTGCCGAAGTAGCCCGCGAGGCTGTGAAAGCCTCCGGCGGCGCAGGGCCCAAGAACAAGGCCGAAGAGGTGATGGTGGCCCAGCTCGAACTGCTGGATGATCGCCCGGAGGGATACTCACCGTATGCGATCGGTACGGCCGGCGGAAACAAGTTCACCAGCGGCAACTATAAAAAAGTGCTGGAAGAGTTAGTGCGACGACGTGTTTTAGTGCATGGTAGCAACCCGGATACGGGCGAAGTTTACAACCAACAATACAGGCTGCCGACTGGCGTAAACGACTTTGACCCGCCGGAATTGGTTGCGAGTGATGAGGACTTAAACTCGTAAAATAATACGTGTTGCGAGTAATGCGAATCGACTCACAAGACTCGCAAAATTTTGCGAATGAAATTGCGAGTAACGTTTTCAATAACTTAGGGTGCTTTTGTTGGTTTTCGCAAAAATGGATTGCGAGTCGGTAGGTAAGTGATTGATTTAGCGGGGGATTTTATTCGCAAAACCTGAAATGCTCACGTTCTTGCGTCGCAGGCAAGTCGCCTTGGCGGGCTTTGCCAAGCGAACGCAGTGAGCATATCATTTTAATTGCGAGTTTGCAATAGCCGGAATGTAAATATCACGGCAGCAAGTATCCGGTACGAGGGGACAGGATAATTTTTCTGGTTGGTTGCGGTGATTCTGGCAGCTAGTTACGCAGGTTTTTGAGCCGGAAATGGTGGGTATTGGTATTAAGATTAGTCCTAGCGAATTCCGCGCCCCACGCGCGCAAGTAGGCTAGTAGACTACCATACCAGTTACGCCGACCCTTATTTTTGCTATTCAGTATTGCAACCAACATTGGTTTAGACATATACTCAGAGGACCGAAACGAGAGGAGCAAATATCATGTTTAAACCGGGTCAAGTTATCAGAAGTAAGCTGTCGGGGAATTTGGCACTTGTACAGCTGGTCGATTACAACAAGCGTCTGTGCAGGCTTTATGTATTATCCGGGCCAAGCGCTGGCGAAACATTATGGCCGTTCCCCATCGTCGATTCATATTCCGAGGTAGTCGGCAACAACTATAAGGTGCGCCCGATAACACAGGCGCAACCAGGCGACGTATTCAAAAGGTGGTTTGGCAACCTACCCGAACAACGTGGCTGCCGCAAAGAGGATTGCTGATTATGAATCGTGAGCATGAGGTATTGAACGCGTTCGCCGAGGCGTTACGCGAAGCGCAGATCACCGGCCTGGCGTTTATCCGGGTAAACGCGAACGGCCACGTGCAGGCGCTGCCGTCAGATCGCGTCCGCATCTCCGTTATTCAGGCGGTCGAGGAGCGCACAGCGGCAGCTGCGCACCCGGAATGTGATCACATCTGGAAACAGCACCTTGGCGAGCCATTTCGGGAGTGCATCCGCTGCGGCCGAGTGGAGGACGTTTACGAATGACATCGGTCCTTTTTATCTGGGTGCTGGCGCAGGGGGTACTTGCACCGCCCACTACCGAGACGTTCTATACGCTGGAGGCGTGCCAGGCGGCCGCCCGTAAAGCAGAAAACTCGCTGGTGCTGTTCGAAGGCCAGCGCCCCGACGCGCAGATCCGCGCGTACTGTTCACCGAAACGAATTAGTAAGGATAAATGATGGCTGAATCAACCATAACAGACGAGCGTATTACCTCGGTAATTGAGCGCCTGGAGCATTACGCCTGCAATCTCAAGTGGACAAACGTTCGTGGAGCTCAAGACCTGCTGACTGCTGCTGATGGTCTGCGTGAGCTACAGGAACGCCGCAAGGCCGACAGCGAGCTGGTAGAGGCGAAAGACAAAGCGGATATGTACGACATGCTTCAGGATGACTACGGTTTGCGCGAAAAAGGTGTTGGACTTGCGGACTTCGTTGACTGGCAAGCTAAGCGCATCGCCGAGATGGAGTCCCGCACCGTGAAGCTTCCACCAACATTCTGGTATGAGCACGACGATTTGTCGCGAGATGTTCCTGTGCTTGATAAGCGCTTGGTCAAGAAAATGCTCCGAGAGGCTGGCATCAAGGTGGAGGCTGAGTGATGACTAACAACGTAAACCACCCGTCGCACTACAACAACGGCAGCGTGGAATGTATCGACGCGATGGAAGCCGCCACCGTAAATAAATCGGGCGCAGAAGCCATATGCACGTCCAACGTCATCAAATACCTCTGGCGCTACGAGGCGAAGAACGGCCTGGAGGACGTGAAGAAGGCGCAATGGTACCTGAACCGGCTGATCGCCGAGCTGGAAGGGCCGAAGGCTGAACCGGAACCGGAAGTAGAATGTCCGCATGAGTGGGTCGCATATGGGATGTCTAAAGATAAAGGGACCGGCGTACTCGCCACTCTTAGCCGCTGCCGTCTATGCGGACGCCGCAAGCGTTCGGAGGGTTACTTATGAGCCTCGCAACCGACATCCTGAAACGCGCAGGCGATCTCCCGGCGGCGAAGCGCAAAATAACGTGTAAAGCGCCGGTGAAACCAGCCACGCGGCGCGCACAATTGGGGTCCTCCGGTATTAAAGGCGTTAGCCGATTGAACCGCGGGGATCATTGCGAGTGGCGGGCTATGGTGTGGTCGCGTGGCCGAAACGTGAATCTCGGGGCGTTCAAGTCCATAGCCCGAGCCGCTATAGCCTACCGGCTTTGGCACCATTGGGCGAAAGAGTACCCGGAAGATGCGATCCCGAATAAGCCGGAAATTCGCCCAGGAGAGATACTCCGATATAACTTCGATCGACGCTAATTTGCAGATTAATCCTAAATCGCCCTATACTGCCCCCGAATACTATTCATTCGGGGGTCCTTTTTGATGGACAGATATTTCTGGCTTGTCGTCGCTGCCGTATGCGGCGGCATCGTGGCCCAGGTGAAGAAAGCAGAGCAGCTACCGTTGTGGAAGCGCTGCGCACACCTGGCCGCCGGTGCCGCTTGTGCCGTTTACTTCTCACCGTTTGGGATCCGCTATTTTGAGCTGGCGGATACCGACGGGCAATACCTGGTGCCATTCGTGATCGGCGCCTTCTGGTGGAAATTCTTTGAGTCCCTGGAAGTGGCGGCGGGCAGCTTTAAACTACCGTGGGGTAAATAGCCATGCTTAGTGCCTTCTGCCTTTCCGTTATCGCCGCAACCGCGCTGTTTAACATTTACGCCCACTGGGTCGACGATGGCCTGCTGGGCCGCCTGGTATTCATGGGCCTGTTTCTCACCTGCGGCGCCGGGCTGATCCACATCTACAAAGACGGCAGCGCGCCGTTATTCATCTGGTCAACACTCCTTGTGCTGGTCACCCTTTCATTTCTGCGCAGCGCCTGCGTTAAGTCGGTGCGCTATATCAAGTATCGGAGATTGATCCATGCGAAGAACAGTCAGCGATAACGCCGTTGAATTCGCCCGGCGCTGGGAGACGTTTAAGCCTGTGCCCTATTACGCCACCGCCAAAGAGAAGGAGCGCGGGATTCTGACCTGGGGCTACGGTCACACCGGAACGCGCGCCCAGGCGCCGGCGAGCATCACCGAACCGGATGCTCTGGCGTTACTGCGCCAGGATATGACGGACGCCGAGCGCCAGGTCGACGCGGTGGCGCATCCGCTGGTCACCGGGCCATACTTCGACGCTATGGTTGACCTGGTATTCAACGCCGGGCCGAAAGTGATTGGCGCCGATACGGGCACCGGCCGGGCGCTGCGCCGTGGCGACATCGCGACACTGCGCACCAAGCTGCCGCAGTTCATCTATCAGGGCGGTAAGGTGATGCTGGGGCTACGCCGGCGCGCAACCGGGCGGCTCGCGCTATTCAACGGCAAATCGGCAGCCGAGGCCGAGGCTATTGGCAGAGCTGTGAAGTAGTGCTATAATCTCATTGCACACGATTGATTTGCTCCTGACGGTCCGAAAGCCCTGGCTTAACAGCTGGGGCTTTTTCTTTGCGCGCTACTTGCAATGTTGGTTGCAATATGATTATACTCATATCGTCAACTACACAGGAGCAATCGTAATGGCTAATGAATTAGTAAAACCAACATATGAAGACCTGGAGCGCCGTTTCCAGGCATATTGTAAACACGATGGCGGGCGTGTTTACAATGGTAAAAGTAACAGCATTTGCGGCATATGCGGGTGGGATACATCCAAATGCCAACACCGACAGGCAGATGCGTGGGATAAATATTGCCGTGAGTGTGGCGAACTGCTGAAAAAAGGTGGTTCTAAATGAAACTGATTTGCACCGCGTCAAAGGTATCCTGGTTCACCGTCGGCCGTGAGTACGAAGTCGACGAAAACATGCGCGTAACAGACGATAGTGGCGGGGCCTTTGGTGTTTGGTCGTGGGTCGTAGAGACACACAACGGCGGCTACCGCACCGAGCGCCTGGAAGATGCGGAGTTTTCGATCGCTCCAGGTTACGAGCCAGTAACGGCAGCTGACGATGTGCTGTACAGCGAGGAGGAATTGCAGGAGGAGCACGAAGCGCTACTCGCTTCCGTTGTGCAGATGGCCGATGAGGAAGGGTGCCGCGATTCGTTCGACCGGCACCTGGAGACCATCCGCCACCGCTTCGGCCTGCTTAAAAACCCGCAGTCCCAGCGCGCCTTTCTCCTGGCGCTGGCCTATTTCGCAGAGGAAAAATCGCAATGACAATTGACGAGCAAATCAAGAAGGCCGACGCCAAGATCGCAGAGATTGAGGCGGCGTTACGTGTAGCCCAGGAGCACCGCCGCGAGCTGGTGAACCGGGGCAACCTGAATAAACGTTGGTATGGTGGCCGATTTAATGGCCGATGCGAGCGCGGGGTACACTCGTACGTGGATATGCTGGGGCGCTGTATTGTTTGTGGGGAGCAGGTATTATGACAACTACCTTTACTAAAGAATCACTCGCCGCCCGTATCGCCGAGCTGGAATCCGGCGCGCGGTCGCTGAAAGAGGATTACACCCTTGCCGCGTATAAAATGCTCCTGGCGACGATGAACAGCGAGCCGGTGGCGTACAGTCTGATATTCAGAAACATGGAAGGCTTCCTGAATAGTACAATCAACACAAACACAGTTTTTGCCACAAGAGAGAAAGCAGAGGCCTACGGTAAAGGCGGCAACTATGAAAAGCGGAGTGATGGCGGATTAGAGTGGGTGCCTAACACCGCGCTTGACCCAATAGTTGTCCCGCTTTATCTCCACGCGCAGCCAGCGCCGGTTCTTACGTTTGATGAATGGTGTGCTAAAACAAACCAAAAACCGCAAGGGTGGGTCCGCGAAGCTATGATGGAAGCCTATGAAGGCGCTCTAAACCAGAAATAGCCCACTCGCCCGCCTCCGTGCGGGCTTCTTTTGCCTAATCCTCACCACCGCTATATAATCCCCTTAACGTGGCCCTGGGGGCCGCTGGTGCGCGCGTATGGTACGCAAGCATAATGGGGGTTATATGAATCTAAAGCCGAAGCCGAAACATCTAAGGGGAGTACCGCCGAAACGGAAGAAAGGCGAGCGCTTTCCGCACGACATCGGCAGCAACGATAAACCGACAGACTATCGCCCGGAATACTGCGGCGCGCTGCTGCGCTATTTCTCCGAGCCAGCGTCTTGGAAAATACATCTATCGGCCAAGGGCACCGCTCAGGTGATCCCGGTAGGTAAGCTGCCGACGTTCGAGCGCTTCGCCGCGTCGATCGGCGTCAACCGTGACACGCTGCGCAACTGGCGCGAGCACTGGCCTGAATGGGACCGCGCATATGCCGACGCCGAATCGCTGCAGAAAGCTTTCCTCATGGAGTTGTCCGCCGCTGGTGTAGGCGGTAATGGCGCGGCCTTCATCCTGAAATGCAACCACGGTATGCGCGAGCCGGCGGTCGAAGAGCCAGAAAAAGACCAGCCTATCCAGAAAGTCGTCGTGGAGGTCGTCGGTGCAAATCAGCATAAAGGCGACTGAGCCGCAGGCGGCATTCCTCAACATGCATTGTAAATTCCCGGCTTTCGTGGCGGGGTTCGGCACGGGTAAATCCGAGGTGATGTGCAATTCTGCGTTGCTTGACAGCCTGGAAGGCGGCGCGTCGTCGATGATTGCCATGTACGAACCGACCTATGACCTGGTGCGCCTTATCCTGGCCCCTCGCATGGAGGAAAAACTGCAGGAATGGGGCGTGCGGTATAAATACAATAAGTCCGACAACATCATTTACACCAGCAACCGGCAGCTGGGGGATTTTGTATTGCGTACCCTCGATAACCCGGCGCGCATAGTCGGTTATGAATCTTTTCGGGCCAAGGTCGACGAACTGGACACCCTGAAAATGGAACATGCTGCCGACGCCTGGAATAAGATTATCGCGCGTAATCGCCAACGGCCGGACACCTATGTAGCGTCATCACCGAAGCCAATTAACACCGTCTCGATATTCACCACGCCGGAAGGTTTTCGGTTCGTTCACGATCGCTGGGTGGTTAACAAGATGCCGGGTTATGACATGATTCAGGCCTCCACCCTATCCAACCCGTTTTTACCGGAGGATTATGTGGAATCGTTGCGGGCCACCTACCCGGAGCAGCTGATCGAGGCCTACATTAACGGCGAATTCGTCAACCTGACTTCTGGAACCGTTTACTATGCGTACAAGCGCAATAAGTGCAGTAGCCGCGAGACTATCCAGCCCGGCGAAACGCTATACATAGGCCAGGACTTTAACGTAGGGCATATGGCCTCTACAGTCTACGTTCAGCGCGGCCACGTATGGCACGCGGTGGCGGAGCTGGTGGATATGTTCGACACCCCTGACATGGTGCGCACGATCAAGGAGCGCTGGCAGAATGCCGGGCACCATATTGTCATGTATCCCGACGCCAGCGGAAAGAACCGAAAATCACAGGATGCGTCCAGATCGGATATAGCCCAGCTGGAACAAGCAAGATTTGAAGTGCGCGCGAATGCGGCCAACCCGGCGGTAAAAGACCGGGTAGCATCCGTGAATAAAGCCTTTGAATCTGGTAGGCTCCTGATAAACGAGCAAGCGTGTCCTGTTACCGCTAGATGCTTAGAGCAGCAGGCCTATGATAAAAATGGTGTACCTGATAAATCAGGAAACAACGACCACCAGAACGACGCCACTGGCTACCCGATTGCATACGAGATGCCGATCGTGAAGCCTGTTATCAATATCCCGGTTTCTTTCCCACTTTAAGACGAGGACGCTATGACGACCGCAAACATTAACGCCGGCGCAGGGCAGAACGTAAAGACTTTGCATCCGGATTACGAGAAATACGCTCCTAAGTGGAAGAAGGTGCGGAATGCTATCGCTGGCGAGCTTAAGGAATACCTGCGCAATGTAGGTAAAAACGAAGGCGACCCAGAATACGGCAAGCTGCGCCAACGCGAGTATGAAGATGGCGCGATCTGCTACAACTTCACCAAGCGGACTCTATCAGGGATGGTCGGCAGCGTTATGCGCAAAGACCCGGAACAAACGATCCCGCCGCAGCTGGAATATCTGCTGACTAACTGCGATGGGTCCGGCGTTGGCCTGTGGCAGCACGCGCAGGACACTCTTATGGAGATCGACTCCATCGGGCGCGGTGGCCTGCTGGTAGATGCCCCGGAAACCGGCGCCGCGACCATGGCAGAGCAAAACGAGGGATTATTAAACCCGTTCATCGTTTTCTATACTGCCGAAAATATCATTAACTGGCGCCTGAAACGCGTCGGCTCGGTTAACCGGGTGTCGCTGATCGTGCTGCGCGAGGTCTACGAATACGACAGCGGCGGCGATGAATTCAGCCCGAATTATGGCGAGCAATATCGCGTCCTCGACATCTTCGAGGGCAAATATCGGCAGCGAATCTACCAGTTTAATGCTAAAGGCGCATTGGCCGGGGAAATTAGAGAGATTTTCCCAAATCTGGCCGGCGTTCCGGCGGGGATCATCCCGTTTACGTTCATTGGCGCATCCAACAACGACCACACTCCGGACGACCCGCCGATCCTGCCGCTTGCCGAGCTGAACATCGGGCACTTCCGAAACAGTGCGGATAACGAGGAGTCGAGTTTTGTCGTCGGCCAGCCTACGTTGTTCATTAGCCCGGGCGAATCTATGAGCCTGGAGAACTTCAAAGCGGCTAACCCCAACGGCGTAAAAATGGGGTCGCGTACCGGGCATAATATCGGTGCCGGCGGTACCGCGGATTTAATCCAGGCAGCGGAAAATAACCTCGCCAAGCAGAACATGCTTGACAAGGAACAGCAGGCGGTACAGATCGGCGCCCAGCTGATCACCCCGACAGTGCAGATCACCGCAGAAGCTGCGCGCATCCAGCGCGGGGCGGATACCTCTGTTATGGCTACCATCGCCCGTAACGTTAGCGCGGCCTACACCGACGCGCTTAAGTGGGTTGCCGGTATGCTTAACGTCGACGCTACTGATATTGAGTTTAAGCTGAATATGGAATTCTTCCTCAAGTCGATGACCGCGCAGGACCGCGCAGCATGGATCGCCGATATCAACGCCGGTTATCTGCCTGCTACGGCGTATTATGAGGCACTGCGCGAGGCTGGGGTTACCAACTGGACTAACGAACAGATTCAGGATGCCATCGCAGACCAGCCGATCGCGTCACGCGGAACGGCGACGACGGTTACCGGCGACATCCCATCGGCAGCTAATACGCAGCAGGCCGCGGTATGAGTATCTTAACGGCCTTTATCAGCCATCAAATCTGGCTCCAGCGTAACGCCTCGCATGAGGTTAACGAGCTGGAGCCGTTCATCCAGCAGATGCGCGACGAGGTAAAACAGAAGGTACTGGCCTTCGGTGACGAGAGCCGCACCCGTGGTCGCCTGCAGGCCATGCTAAAGGACTTGGAGGACATCCTTTACGCCATATCCGGCGGCTGGGAGGAGCGCTTGCAGCAGGACCTGCAGAAGCTGGCCGAATACGAAACCGACTGGACGACCGACACGCTGTCCGGCAACGTCAACGCCAGTTTCACCGCTCCGTCGCCCGAGCAAGTCTGGTCCGCCATTAAGTTCAATCCGCTGCAGCTGGAAGGTAAGCCGGTAGACTTTCAGGACATGCTAACCAGCTGGCAGGATACCGAGATTAACCGCCTGGTGACCGGCGTTAAATCTGGCTTCGTGCAGGGCATGACGACGCGCGACATCGTGCGCCAGGTAGTCGGCCCGGGCGGGCTGGCGGACGTGTCAAACCGTAATGCGGCAACGGTGGTTAGAACGTCGATAAACCATGTATCGACCGAGGCGAAAAACCTCGTATACCAGAAAAACGACGATATCGTGGAAGGCTACGAGCTGGTGGTCACCCTGGACAAGCGCACCTCGTCGATTTGCCGCAACCTGCCGCATGGCAAGGTCTACGATATCGGCAAGGGGCCGCTGCCGCCGCTGCATCCGAACTGCAGGACTACCACCGCACCGGTGATCAGCAGCGAGTTCGACTTCCTTGACGTCGGCGGGAAGCGGGCGGCGCGAGGGGCCGACGGAGGCACGCAGGTAGACGCCGATACGTCATACTACGAATTCCTGCAGATGCAGCCGGCGTGGTTCCAGGATGAAGCGCTCGGCCCGGTCCGGGGTAATATTTTCCGTAATAGTGGCATGACGGCGGAGGAATTCCGGGCCGCGTCGGTTGACGGTTTCGGCCGGCCGCTGACCCTGCGCGAGATGGCAGATAACGATAAACGTGTTGCAAAATTCCTGTCCGGGAACTCGTAATAAATTACGTATAACGGCGACTCGCAAGACTCGCAAAATTTTGCGAGTCAAATTGCGAGTATAAATATCAAGGACTTAGGTTAATTTCGTTGGTTGCTGCCGTTTTAGTTTGCGAGTGACAAAATTAAGTGAGTAAAATCAAGGAGTTACAACTAGGTAGGCTGAATCGATCACTTCAATTGCTTGTTGCGCGCGCCCGCCTTTGCGAGGCGTCGCTCAAAAGCGAAGCTGATCGTATCATTTATTTTGCGAGAAGTCAACGGCAGCAATGTAAAGGTGGCGATATGTGGAAATTATATGCGTTGGTTGCGGTAGCTTGCGTGGCGTTGCTGTGGAGTTTCGGCCATTATCAATACAATGCCGGCTGGAATGAAGGCCGCGCGAAGCTGGTGACCCAGCAGGAAGAAAAGGCCCGGGCGACACTGGCGAAACGCGTAACCGCGCAGCAGGTAAACGATACGAAGGCCGCCGAAGCCGAACGGGCCGGCGCCGCAAAAACCGTAGTGATAACCCGAGAGGTGGTTAAATATGTGCAAAATCCTGATCGTGTGCGCTGTACTTTTGACGATGAGCGGGTGCGGATTAAACAACGTGCCATCGACAATGCCAACGCCATCCCCGGCTATGATGACGAAGCCGTGCCAGTTTCAGCCGGCGGAAAAGGACAGTGATGCGGATCTTAATGCAGACGTGCAGAACATGGATTGCGGGAGAAAGTTAAGGCTGCAGGTGTACCAGCTGCAGGACTGGATCCGGAATGTAACAACGCCCCTATAACGGGGCGTTTTTTATCAGCCAGGCCAGGCCCCAGCAGACGAAGGCTATAGCCACCCACGCTGCCGGAAGATAGACCAGAAATACCCGGCGCCGTTGCTGGTACTTCGTCGGGTTACGCTTTGCCATTGGTTTCATCGTTTGCCTCAGTTATAAGGGGCCCCGTCGAAGGGCCGCATCGATTAAGCTACAATAATGGAAGAGATATCATCGTAGCCTTGGAAATCCCCATTCCACATAAGAAAATTTGACAAGTTTTCGCATCTAGACCATTTGCCGTTTATTTCTTCGTAAGTCTTGTAAATGAACGGAGAAGTTTCAATAATCGCATAACGCTTAAACTCGCCTTTAATACTGTGTTTAGTGATAAATATCGCGTAGTTCTTATTGTGTTGCGTCGCTTCTATGATGTTACGATTGGCTACAAAACTCATGTTGGTTTCCTCGGTTTCGTCTCGATGAACTAACTATAATATTACTTCATACATATTGCAACCAACATTTGCAGATATATTGTTAATACTTGCGCTGCCCTGTATATTTAGCGTATGTAAATCCGGGTGGCCCGGATTCATAAAGACCAGGGGTCTACGTACTATGAATCGTTTTTTACAGTCTTTCCTTTTCGCGTACCAAGAAGAACATGACGACGGAACCCAGGGCGGGGGCGGCGGTGCGGAACCACCAAAGACCTACACCCAGGCAGAAGTCGACGAGCTGGTTAATGGCCTGAAAAACCAGAATACCGCACTTCTCGACGAGAAGAAGAAAGCCGCACAACGTGCGAAGGAAGCCGAAGCCGAACGTGTTCGCGCGCAGCAGGAAGCCGCGAAGCAGTCCGGGCAAATGGAAGAGTTCGAAAAATCGATTCGTGGTCAGTATGACCCGGTGATCGCCGAGAAAGACGGTAAGATCACCAAGCTGGCCGAGCGTATCCTCGGCAGCGAGCGCAAAGCTGTTATGGGCGCCGTGATTGCTAAAGGCAAATTCATCGACGCTGACGCCGCAGACTTGATCGCACCTTTCATCAAAGTCGAATTCGACGGCGATGACCTGGTAACCAAGTTTGTCGGCGCCGACGGCGCAGTTATTACGACAGATGTCGATAAATTTATCGACTACTGCAAAAAGCATAAGGTTATCTCTCATCTTATGCAGGCTGACACAGCGAACGGCGGCGGGGCTGCCGGGAACAAAAATCCTACTGGCGGGGCCGGTGGCGAGCACTTGACAGGCATCGAAAAAACTCGGGCCGATCTCCGTAAGCGTCTTGACGCAGAAAATAAGGGTTAAAATATGTCTCTCTCGAACATGAAGGTTTACGACCGCCAGATTTACGGCGCTACTATTGAACTGCTGGGCCAGAAAACCGAACAGTTTAATGCGAACTCCGGCGGCGCGATCGTGCTGTCCTCCCAGGCGTGGGAAGGTGATTTCACTAAGGAATCTTTCTACAACCAGATCGCGTCCGCGCAGCGCCGCGTTGACCGCTACGCTGCTATCGCTGCGCAGGCCGGCACCAACTTAACCCAGGGTGAAAACGTTGGTGTTAAAGTGGCCGGTGGTTTTGGCCCGATCGTGTTCGAGCCGTCCCAGCTTACCTGGCTGCAGCGCAATCCGACCGAAGCGGTTATGGCTATCTCCGAAGGTTTCGCCGACGCCCTGCTGGCGGACCAGCTTAACACCGCACTGGCGGCAGCGGTTGCTGCGGTATCCGGCCAGGCTGCTCTGGTTAACGATGTATCCGCAACTGCGGGTATCAGCCTTGGGGCGTTGAATAACAGTCACGCTAAATTTGGCGATCAGTCTCAACTGCTGGTCACCGATGTAATGTCCGGCGCGACCTACCATAAATTGATCGGCCAGGCCCTCACCAACGCGAACCAGCTGTTTGTCTCCAGCAACGTGTTGGTTGTCGACATCCTCGGCAAGCGTTACGTGGTTACCGACTCCCCGGCCCTGTATGAAGCAGGCACGCCGAACAAGGCCAAAGTCCTGTCTGTCGTGGCCCAGGGTATCGTCGTCGATAACACCAGCGACGTGATCACCAACATGGAAACCTCGAACGGTAAAACCCGTATCGAAACCACCTGGCAGGCGGATTACTCTTTCGGTCTCAAACTGAAAGGTTACGCCTGGGACGTCACCAACGGCGGCAAGTCTCCGACCGATGCCGAGCTGGCAACCTCGTCCAACTGGGACAAATCTGTTGCCGAGAACAAGCATACCCTGGGTACGCTGGCGATCGTCGACGCCGACAAGTAATAAAATCGGGGCTTCGGCCCCCTTTTTCACCCGAGGCCATCATGTTAGAAGTGAAATACGTTGCAATGCCGATCACGGTCGAGCAGAAGAAAGAATATCACCGCCAGGGCTTTCGCGTTATCGATGCGCGTTTTGCGCCGGCCGATGCGGTTATCGAAACCCATGCCGATGGAGTGGAGCGAACTGTTACCCTCCAGGGCGACACCGACAAACCGGCACGTAAAGCGCGCCGCAACAAATCCGCCGAACAACCGGAGGAGTAACCAATGTCGCTGATCGTCGAGGATGGCAGCATCGTAGCCGGGGCAGATAGCTATGTAAGTTTGTCGGACGCCCGCGCACTTGCGGCTAAATATGGCTGGGAGTTGCCCGCCGACGATACGGAAGCGGAGCAGGCGTTACGCAATGGTGCAGGATATGTAGGCCTGCAGGAGCCCGCAATGTGCGGTAGCCGTGTATCCGCGGCTCAGGAGCTGGCGTATCCCCGCAAAAACGTAACGCTTTACGGTTTTCCCGTCGTCGTCGACAGCATCCCACCACAGGTTATCCGCGCACAAGTGGCCGCTGCCGTTGAGTACGGAGCCGGGACAGACGTTCGAGGGACAAGCGACGGCCGGGCGGTGTCAATGGAACGCGTAGAAGGCGTTGTCACCGTCGAATACTTCAATAACGGCAACAACGGGGCCACCGTCGAAATTACCGCGGCGCTTGACGCGCTGGCGCCTCTGCTGTGCGGGGCGAATAACGGGTATTCGTTCAACGTATTCCGGGGCTGATATGGCGCTGACAAAAACACAACTTTTCACGCTCATTGCGAACGACCTTCCCGATAATACGACCGGCGCGATTACGCCGGAGAAATTGCGCGAAGTAACGACGCAAATCGCCGACTCAATGCTGTATGCGGCCGCCGGTGTGAAAGAGGTTGAAGTATTGCGCGCGCCGTCCCTGGTGGCTCAGGCGCCCACGGCGGTCGATACCCCGCTGCAGGTGTCTTTCGGAGCCGCGCAGGGTGCGCCGACTGACCCGGTGTCAATCTCGGCCGCGGGGCTGGTTACGTTCAACGTTGCGGGTAATTATGCGGTCCGCGTCAAGCTGCAGGCCGGGCGTACCGGTGCAAGTGGCGTTTCCATTTTGCTGTCGCGGATCCTGCTTGCCGGCGCGCAATATGGCTCTCCGGCCGCGACTAAGCTGGTTAGCGCCGACGTGACAATACCTATTGAGTCACGAGTCGTTATCAATGCCACCGCCGGGCAGACTTTTGCGGTGCAGATCATGCGCGATAGCGCGGGGTCGAACTTCGGCGGGATTTATCCGCAAGCGGCCACGGTTACCGCATGGGGCACGGCGCCGTCGGGCCTTCTCGTTATCTCTCGCCTGGAGCCGGTATAATGTCCAGCGCATTCAGCAAGCACATGCAGAAAACCGCGACTCGCCTTTTAGGCAAGTACGGCAGCACTGTTAACTTGATTTGCGCCGGGTCTAAAGTGTGGGATCCGGATGAAGGCGAATACGTTGAATCGCCGCCGACCACTATTCCGCTAATCTCGGTCCCTGTACCCGTTAACGTGGCGCTGGTGAACGGAACTACCATACAAGCTGGAGATATGATCGTGAAGGCCGATCACAGCGTGCTGCCGAAGATGGA